TATAATGGCAGGTACAATGCTTTTCAAATCTACATATTCTGCTCTTGAAGCTGGATTTAAAAACGAAGAGAAAAATAAGGGATTAAATTTTGCTTCAGATGTATCTGCTCACTTTACACAAAATGCTGTTACTATGCGGCAAAGAGCGTTACAATCTATGCATAAATCTCACATGAATGCTCGCTCTGCATTTGGGCAGGAAGCATCAATAGTGCATATGAACAGAGACATGTTCTCTCATTACAGGAGATAAAATGCATCCTAAATTAAAACAACTTATAGATGAACACTTATATACAACGAATGAATATGGAGTAACACATCAAGATCCTGATGCTGATGTTCCAGAAGAATTAATAAATTATTTTAAAAGAGAATATAATTTAAAAACTGATGTTCATAAAACTTGCGTTACTTGCCAAATAAGACAAATAAAAAAGTATGGTGATAATAAGATTAAATGCACTTACATACCTAGAAAACTTCCTGATGGGGCGGCCGCAAGAATAAAAGAGATTGCTAAAGGTGCAGAAATAACAGAAGAACAAGCTACTAAAATATTGAAAGCATCAATTGATCCTGCCGCCTGGGTAGAATTGATGTTTGGATTTTCAGATAAAGATAGTAAGTGGTTTTTGCGCCCCTATCAGAAAGAACAACTAAGATGCACTTCTAAAAGAATGGCAATAAGAGAGGGTCGTCGTTCTGGTAAATCATTCGCAATGGCATTAAAACTATTATACTACGCTTACAACTTAAAACTTGATAGAGGTAGAGACTCTCAGGGAAATGTAGTTTATATGGGTCCAGCAATAATGATTGTTACTCCCTACCAGGCTCAGTTAACTAACTTGTTTGAAGAAATGGAAAAACTACTTAAAAGAAATGTAGAATTGAGGTCTGAAGTTTCATCGGGTACTGGAGATAGCTTATACATAAAAACTCCTACCTATAAGATGGAATTTAGAAACGGCGCAGTAATACAAGGCTTCGTATCTGGTATTGGTATGAGATCTGATGGAAGTGGGGGTGGTACTATGCGTGGTCAATCTGCGTCTATTGTTTATTTGGACGAAATGGACATGATTCCAGAAGAAGTACTAGATAAAGTAATAAATCCGATTCTTGCTACTACACCAGACACGATATTAATTGCCACTTCAACACCTATCGGTAAGAAAGGTAAGTTTCACGAATGGTGTTTGACTAGAGATGACTTTAGAGAAGACTTTTTACCCAGTTCAGTTATTCCTCACTGGGAACAAATAAAAGAAGAAATACTAAGAGATTCTACTCAAGAATCTTTTATGGCAGAATATATGGCCGTCTTTATAGAAGATCAACAAGGTGTATTTAAAAAAGATTGGGTTTATAACGCACGTTTAGATTATACTTATGACGATGCTTATTCTCCGCATATTTTGCAGACTAAACTAGGTATAAAGAACGCAAATGAAAGAACAATTGCTATCGGAATCGACTGGAATAAAAATGCTGGGACCGAATTTTATGTGGTAGGTTATTTTCCTACTAATAAGATTTGGTTAGCGTTAGATGCTGTAAATGTACCGCACTCAGAATTTTCTGCTAAGCGCTGGATAAAAGAACTAGTAGATTTAAACTACAAATGGAAACCAGACCATATATATGCCGATGAAGGCTATGGCCACACAATTATAGAGGACATCAAATACCACTCGTACACCTTAAGAGCGAAACCAGATAAAACTCCAAAAGAGAAAGAAACTGTTCTTATTGCAGATAGGTTGGTATCATTTAATTTTAGTAGTAATATTAAATTAAAAGATCCAATAACAAATGCTGATATTAAAAAATCAGGCAAACATTTTTTAGTAGAGAATGCTGTAAGAATTTTACAAGATGGTTTGTTTAAGTTCCCTGTAGAAGAAAATGTTTTAAAAGAACAATTCTTTAATTATGTTATTGAAAAACGCAATAAGCAAAATAACAAACCAGTGTACGGTAAGCAGAATGAAAAAGTTGGAGATCACAGACTTGACGCATTTATGTTAGCTTTGGGCGGGCTTGTATTAGAAGAGTCGATTTACTCTGGTAATCAAATGCAAATTAGCGCTCCAAGTTTTCACAAAACAGAAGCTATAAAAAATAGTTATCGCTCTCCCAATGATGAAATTAGAGAGCTTTATGCTCAGAAAAAACTTCAATCAGACCCAGGCGCATTAAACGTTTTAAAAATAATGCGAGGAGCAGGGTCTGAAGAAGAAGATGAAGCAATAAAGGAAAAATATAAAGAGCAAGGTTTGTGGCCAGAAGATAGAAAAAACACTCGTTCTCGTAGTATAAGGGAAGAAAGACAATTATCCATACTTGAAGGTATTAATTCTTATCAAGGAACTGAGCAGGGTATGCGTCCTATAAGCGAGTTGCAACGAGCTCCTAAACGCGGCAAATTTGGCCGCAAAAATCGAAGCTGGAGATAAAAAATGAGTATAATCCCAAGACTATTGGCTGGAAACGCTGATGAAGCTGCAGATTTAAATGCAGTAAGAATTTTTTTAGGTGGAACAAGAAAAAACAAAAAGCAGGTATCTAAGTTTGCAAGAAGAGCGAAAGAAAGCGAAATAGGTGGGGACGCTGGCTTCGATGAAATGAATCCAATTGACCAAAGGAGATTTATCCAAGGTTCAGATGATATTGTATCAAGAAGATTAAAATCCGATGAAAGAGTTAGAAATTATAATGGGCCGGTAAACACTTATTCCGAACCAAGCTCAAGGGCAACAACAATACCACAATTATTATCAAGAAGAATAACTAGTCCGCTTTCTGGAGTTGGTGGAACTATTGAACAAGGTGCAGCAAACCTAGCCCAAAAGCTTGATAATGCAACAGAACCAATGGCACACAAAGCCCAAGAGTTAGTCAGCAATGCAGCAGAAGCTGCAGGAAATATTAGCAGCTATGTAAGCGCAACAGTAAGTGGTGCTAAACAAAAAGCAAAAGATACTGCAAACGATGTCGGGAGTTATGTTAGCAGGCAAGCTTCAAGTGCAGCAGGTACAGCGCTTGATGGAGTATTAAAAGGTATAGACTTTATTGATGATGCTGTTGCTGGAACCAAAGCAGCTGCCAATACAGCTACTAATTACGTTGGCGAATTAGCAGGAGATGCTGCTGGAGCTGTTTTTAGAGGCGTTGAAGCTACTACAAAAGCTGCTACTGTCGTAAGCGATGCTGTAAGCGAAAATGCGCCAAAAGTGTTTAACGCAATTGCAGGTGACACTTCAGGTACAGCATCTGTTGCTGCAGGCCGTACATTTCAAGAAAGCTATGAAAGCGTATTTAGTTCTAAAGAAACAGCAGAAGCTTTTGGTGTAGAACAGGATGTTCTCAAAACTGCTTTTGGACAAAGCGGAGATGATTTTAAAGCAACTTTGCGGGGAGCTGGTGCTTCAGATGAAGCAATTGAAGGTTTAGATGCTTTTAGAAATCAGGTTAAGCTCGTTCAAGATGAAGGTGGCCAGCTTAGCGAAGAAGGTATGCAGGCAATGCTTAAGAACCAAGGTGAGCTTGGAAACATGTATGGCGGTTTTTCTAGAGCAAGTGCTAGTGCAAGCCCTAACGCTGTCTTAAGAGGTCTCGGCGGAGAAGGTAGCAGAGGTGATGCAGTATTAGGTATAATGGGCGCAGCTGCTTTAGCTGGTGGCGCAAACACAATGATGGGCGGTGACTTTTTTGAAGGCGCTGCAGTTGGTGGTGGTGCTGCTTTTGGTATGCGTGCATTAGCTAAAGGTGTAGCTGGATCTATGGGTGACATAGAACAGAGTATGATGAAAAGCATACTTGGTGATGATATGGTTACTGCTGGTACAAGAAAAACCTTAGGTGAAACAGTAGAAGGCTCTTATTCTGCTGGAACAAAATTATCTGATATCCCAAAAGGGAGTGGATTAACTTTAGATGATTTAGGCATAAATAGAGGAACGAAAGCAGGAGAAACATCACTAGACGATTTTACAGCTAGTGTTAGGGATAATTTTGGCACTGAAACAAAATTGACTGCAAAAGCAGGCGGTAGTTACTCTAGAACACCAGAAATAATAGAAAACGTATCAGGCTCACAAGCAAGACGTGAAAATCTAACTACGATTCAAAAGATGAGTGACGATGATGAACGTTTGCAAGGATTTGGTAAAAAGCGAATGAGAAAATTACTTGATCCTACTAAAAGTAAAAACACTGCAGTCAACAACAGGGCTTTAGTTTTAGGTGGAAGTATGTTATCTGGTGTAGCATTTACAGGTTCTGCTGATAAACGTG